ATGTACATCAAAAATAATTAAAATCAAATTCTGGGTGAATAAAAATGGCTGATACAACTGAGCAAATATCCATTGACCTAGCCGTTTATATGGAAAGACTAGATGCGTATATAGCAACCCAGTCACAGTTAAATGAAACTTTATGCAGTAGACTGGAAAGTCTGGATTCAGAACTAGAAGATTTAAGAGATTGGAGAAGTAGGTTTTATGGAGCAAAATCATTAATGTTTTTAATGGGGATACTACTAGCTCACGGCGCTGCTGTGATTGCTAGTATAGTTACAGTGTCTACCATAATGAACGATTAGGAGAAATACGTATGGCAAATGAGAGACATACAGACCAACGAGAATGGGATATTGACTTTTCTACCCGTCAATCGGTACACGCTGTTACTAAATATAGTCCCTTTAGAGAGGCACTTAGTACTACAGCTTCTACTTTATTTACGCCAGCTCAAGGCGAAATTGCTGTTAACTGGGTACAAAATCCCAGAATTGAAGCTACTGATATAAGTATGTTTACTGCGTCTGGTTCAGCCATTTCCCGTAGTACTGCTCAACAATCAGTCGGGGCAGCATCATTATTAGTAAACCCTGCAAACTCTGCCAATCATGAGGGTTTTTATTGGGAAAGTCAAAAAATACCCTTTAGTATACATCCACAACATATTTCTGTACAAGTTGAGCATCGTGGAGCTTCTGCTTCAGGTGCGGTTAAAATAGAAGTAAAAGATTCAACAAACACGATTCAACATGCGGTATCGGCTAGTTCTGATTTAGCTACAAGTTGGACACGAATAACTACTACTTATACTATACCGGGTTCTACTGCCTCAGCTGCGTATAGACTATATGTAACTACTGCTGGACAACACAACATTAACTATTATGTTGACAAGATTATGTTTGAAGTACGAGAGGATACTGCTGTAGCTTCAACTTACGTAGACGGTTCAAGTGGAGTTAACTACGAATGGACTGGAACTGCTAACGCTTCTAGCTCAATTAAAAAGCGAGGCATGACTACCATTAAAGGTATGAAAGTAACTAATGAGTCTAGCACAGGTGGCGAAATAGTTTATCTTGCTATAGGTACTACTGCTACTTCGAGTACAGGAATACCTATTGGAGCGGGCGAAGCATTTGAAACAACTATCCCATTAGGATTTACAGACTACATTTCTGTAATATCCGCATCAGGAACACCTACAATAAGAGGCGTAATCTGGGGGGTCTAATGACTACAATTGAATCAATAAATGCAGATATGTATCAAACTATTGCAGATGATGCAAATATTACTGTTATTGAAAAACAAGTAGGTAGAACTACATTTGAAGATATTTCGGAAGCTTTAGATGAATATGCAAGATTATTTAAAGCCGGAATAGCATCAGATGCGGAAATATTAACTTTATCAAGAGCTTACCCTAATTCAAAACGCTATACAGAGGCAGCCTCAAGAATTGCAGAGGAGCCTATTGTAGTAGGGGGTCCTGCTAGTGTTGAGCTTATTGATAGAGAAGGGCATTTAATTACTACTAATGCTTTAAATAAAGCGTTTAAAAAATACATGTCTAACTTTAGAACTAGGAATACAATGGTTTTACATTCAGATGTTCAAGTAGGTTGGGCATTACCAGCTTATATAAGTAAAGCAGGTCAGACTTTTAAATCAGGAGTAGATGAAAAAGGGTTATTTTTTGTTACTGAAATTAGAAATGATACAAAAATAGCTAATAAAGTATTAGACCAAATAAATGATGGAAAACTTAAATCCTATTCAATAGCTGGTTCTGCTACAAAAACTCAAAATATGCAAAAAGGTTTAATGCCTTATATGCAGGTAGATGAAATGGAATTAGCAGAAGTTACTGTATGTGAAAAAGGTGTTAACCAAGCAGCTGGATTTGATATTCTTAAAGGACACGATTCTGCTACACACTCATGTAGTGATGGAAGCTGTTTAGCCCATTTAGAAAAACAAGAAACATCCGAAAAACTTCCTTTGGAACTAGTCTTTAAAGAGGGAGGGGATATAGATTTTATAAGTTCTTTTCGGGTATGGTTAAATAAAACAGATAATTTAGCTTTAAAACAGAAAAAAGTTTTTGAGCAAGTTACACGGGATTATAATAAATCAATTATTAAAGAAGACATTATGAACTCTGGAAAAAGTTTCCATACTTTAAATAATTTTGAAGGACGGGATGCTGAACACCATCAACTTTTACGAGAATATGGTTTCCCATCTGAGCAGCCACAAGACGGTATGAGATACACTCCAGTAATAGAAACTGAAACTGATGAGCATGGAATGCCTATTCATCCAAAACCCCCTTGGTATGTTAATGAAGCAGGTCAACATTTAGGGGATAGATTAGATGAAACTTTACACACCTACGATATTACAAAAGCTGATGAAGATGATGAGGATGATAGTAGGTGGGTTTCTGAATGGCAAGCTCCGCAAATTGAAAAAGATGCTAATATAGTAATGGCTGATGCTACCCCTAGTACACCATCTATGGGATGGTTTGATATGATAAAAGGGGCGAATGAACAAGAACATCTTTCACAATTTTTAACATGGATGCAAAAAGATATGGATGCAATTACCGCACACGCTATGGATAATGCATATCCGGGCTGGCGGGAAGACAAGGGAGCATACAAAATCGAATGGGACAAAATGAAATCTAATATACAGGAGGGTTATAAGTAACCAGAAATGACAAACATTCTTACTCAAGCACTAAAATTTTTCCACCATCTACCCACGGGAGGTGAGTACCATACCCATAGCGAACAAGAGTATGAACTTTACAAACATATAGAACATATTGATGAGCCTGTTGAGCCAACACATTGCAAGTATTGTGAGCTAGATAATAGGACACAACAAGAGAAATACCGAGACAGCCATTTAATATAGAATTGGTTACTTTAACAGTATAATAAGATAAGACCCAATCAGAGGAGGACTTTATGGAAGATGCCTTAAACCACGAGTGTGTCTGTAGCGTTGACGGTTTATCCGACCAATGCATATGTGAAGCCGAGAAGGGGTGCAGTTGTCAGGGATGTGGATGTGAAGCGAATGTACCGATAGCACAATGCGGGTGTGGCAACTGGCAGCAATGTGCGATAGAAGAACAAGATAATTAAGGAGAACATTAGATATGATAAGAATACTTACATTAGGTATCCAGTTTTTTATGCTGAATAGCGGGCAGTCCAAAGCCGGGAAAGGGGTTCTTAACGAAGGCATGGATGTTATAAGCGCCATTGGTAAAGCAATGAAAGACAAAAAGATAACTAACGCAGAGAAAAAAGCTGTAGTAAAAGAGATAAAAGAATTTTCTAAAGCTGCAACTGATTTATTAGATTCCATAGCAATTCCTGAATAATCAGATGACCCTATGGATTTACAAAATCTCAAGCTACCGTTAGGCATAGTATTATTAATTCTAGCTCAAGCATTCGGTGTAATCTGGTATGTAAGTGGGTTAGATGCTAACGTCAAAGTACTAAACACAGCGGTAGCTGAGATTAAATCTTCAATGGATGCAAAAGAAATTGCCATCCTTTCTACAGAACTCTCCCATCTTAAAGAAAAGATGGCAGACGTTGAAACCTTCGACCCTTCCGATATTCACTTAGACGATTTAGGTATTCCTTCATTTGATGCCTTATTTGGCGAACTAGACCATATATATCAACGTCTTGACGATATTGAACGAAATGGTGGAGGAGAAATACCACAAGATCTATATTGGCAATTAGATGATTTATGGCGAGAAATGGAAAATAGTTCTCGTGAATGGGAAGAAGTACGTTTTCAATTAGACACATACTACTTCCAAATAGAGGATATAAATATCCGCATACAAGATTTAGAAAGGCGGGTAAACGAATTATTAGACCATAGGTGGAATTAAGATGAAGCTTAATCTTAACTTAGCCACCATTAGTGTACTAGTAGGATTTGCCACACAGATTGGCGGAGGCGTATGGTATCTATCCCAAATAGACGCTGCCGTTGCTAGTAACTCTGCAAATATTCAAAAAATACAATCTACCTTAGACGAACAACCCTATGACCATTTAAATGCTACGGTAGAGAGTTTAAACAGCAGGGTTGATGAAATCTCAATGACTGACCTACTTACCCTCTTTCAAATGTCAGGAGATGAGACTAAAGAAATATCCGACCGTATTTCAGAGCTTGAAAAACTTAACGCCCTGATTGAGCTCAAGCTTGAGATGTTAGCGGTACAAGGAGCAGGAGGTTTATAATGGATATCAAACTCGGTAACCTAAAAGTTTCATTAGCTATCATTATTACCATTGTTGTTCAAGCTGCAGGTTTAATATGGTACGTTTCTTCATTAGATAGCCAGATGAAAACTAACGCCACCCAAATCGAAGAACTAAAGGAAGCACATACTATTAAAATTAACGACTTAGAAACTAGACATAACATAGCTATCGAAAAGGTAGCGTCTGATTTAGA